TAAGAAGGGATATCGGATTCTTTTAAATCAGTGCCATGAAAAAAATACCAAACTAAATCATTAGAGTAGTTGTGATGTACATAGAATTTTTTCATAATATGGATAACGGTTTACTAGATTCATCGGATATAACATAATCCAAATAAGAATTATTTTCATGAATTAACTCAATCAATTGTGTTCTTAGGTTATTTACATATATTTTTAGTTTTTCAACAAATTCATTCCATTTGTGTTCATCCTGTGTTAAGTTATCGATGTAATCCATTTTATCTAAAATACAATCATATTCTAATGGAAATTCTATTACTTCCTTTCCATACATTGTTAACCATTTATTATAAAAATCAATAGTTTCTTTATAAAATGGAATAAATGGCTTACCAACTAGTATATGTGAAATAGATTTTTCTGTTATGAAATTGTTTCCAACTGCTGAAAAACGAGATGTTAATATTCTATCTCGTGTAGGAGAATGTTCAAATAAAATACATACTTCTGATATCCCAAACATTTTCCACATATTTTCATTCATATTGTTTGAGTTCCACTCACCACCCCAATCATGAATACCATATCCTCTTTTTTGTATAAAGTTTTCTTTTGGTATTTTTGAAATTAACTCTTTTCTATATGGTGTTGGTTTATGAGTATCAGGTGTTATTTGGTTTTCATCTCCAAATGATGATTGAGTAACCGAAATAGTTGGATTGTTTAATTTTAAAACAATATTTGCCATTGCTTCTTTATCCCCATACATCCTTCTAATTGGAACATTAATTTTATATTTGTAGTCGTTTTTATATTTTAGGTAATCCCCAAAAAAATAATAATCTCTAACACCCAATGTATTTGGATAGATAAATGACCATATTAGATTTGTAAATACAAAGTGATGATTGGGTACTTTTTCTTTTACAGATGTAGTTTCTTCATCCACAAAAAATTGTATTTTAGAACTCATCCTTTTATACCACCCTTCCATGATATATGGGTCATGTCCTTCCCAATCAATATAATGGTAATGAATCTTATTATTTAATACTTTAGCTTTAGAATTAAGAAAATCTAAATTTTTATTGTTAGTTTCTACCATTAAATTAGAATTGAATCCTCTATCGGAAACCAAACCATCCTCTAATAATTTTATACTATAATCAAATAAATGAAATCCATCAGTTTTATCCCAATTTTTTTCATTACAAAATTCTATTTCAATTTTATTATTTTTATAGATTCCATTTAGAATAACACTTTCTTTTACTTTTATATTTTTATTCCATCTATTATAGTTTCTAAACCAAGTTGGAACATTATCTGGCTCAATCTCTAACCCATGAAAAAATAACCAAAATAATTCATAGGTATAATAATGATGTACATAAATTTTAAACTTTTCCATAATCACTACCCCAATCTGCTTTGACAGGAAATCCATAACTTTCGAGAACGGATTTAACCAATTTAATTTCTTCTACCTCAGAATCATCGAATTCAAATAAGAATGAATCATAAGTGTATAATATAGGAAGAGGAAGTTGTAACTTCTTAAGTTTACTCAGTACCTCAATATTAAACTCAGTTTCCGTCGCTTGGAGAATATAGTTGAAGAACTTTTGTGCGTTAGGTTTTTCAATCCACCCCAATGGAATCTTTCTTCCTTTTGGAGTTTGTAAGTAACCATTTTTCACCGCCTCTTCTTGCATCTTTCTAATAAACTTATCTACTTTATCAAAGAATGGTATATTTCTATCTTCATCGGATACTCCCCCATATAAGATTCTAAACGTTCTTCCTTTGGATTCCCCATAATCACAACCATATTGGTCTGCCAACCATTGGTGAACCGAACCACTTGGAAGTTTGTATTTAATTAACTTACCAATAATTCGGACATGATAAGCATCGTAATCGAATTGTAAGAAGAGTTTTCCTTTTCTTGGAACGAATACATCCCTACTACCATCTTTTTTATTAAGAGCACCATAATTGATACCTAAATGTCTATTGGAAGGTCTTGATGTAATCGTGTATGGATTGTACTCGGTGAATGTATTCTCTAAAAGTAATGACTTTTGGTGAGTTGGCCATCTATCAAAAAATTTTTCCCTATCGACTTGAATCCCTTTTCTCTCGATATCTGAAAGGATAGGAATCATCGTTTCATCCACCCAATTGTTTGTATGTTTTATATCCCACTCATCAACAATACCTCGTAGTACCTCACCCCACTTCATTATAGAGATACTTTTACCTAAATCATCTCTTATACCCATTCGGATATAAAAACTCGTTAGAACCTCTAATTTATCACCGAAGGGGTATATCTTAAAGTTTTCAAAGAATAAAGAAGTTTGCACATCTTTTAGATTATTTACCTTAATATCGGTTTGTAAGAAACCTTTTTTGTTCCAAATCCATTTTGGTTGATTCGAGGTTGATAAATCTATTTCTAACTTTTCACAATCATTATGGTTGAATGGAAGTATAAAATCAAGATTTCGGAATTGGACATACAAAAATGACAACCTATTATTCATAGGATGTCTTTCCAAATCTTCCCAAATAGGAATAATCGTTGATTGTTCGTTATTCCAATATTCAAGAAACTGGTCTTTCTCTTTATTAGTTTCTACTATTACCATTTACCCCACATACCCGCTTTACCACTAAGATACATTTCTGTTGATATCTTAATACCAAGGTACATTTCTTTTAATATCTTTTTCATTCTGTAACTCCATTATTATATTCTAATAGGATTAGTTCTGCAGTTTCTTCATCTACATAACCACTACCATCGATATCGATTAAGTGTCCTATATAATACATACCATCTTGTTGTGTTAAATCTGTTTTTTTCATAATATTACAAATATACGAATTATTTTTGAATTTACCAAATTATTTTTTAAAAAGGTAAAGGTTCATCCTTTTTTTCTTTAGGGATTGGTTTACTCCAATCATCCAATTTCATGTAATCAAATGAAGCAAATGGCTGTATTCCCATTTCTGTGATTTCTGGTCTAGCATTTGGATACTCTTCATCAATCTTATCTAACATCTCATGTACATTTTTACGAGCCATGTAATCATCCTCTCCATAAACATACATATCAACTGTTACTACATATCTTTTTCTTGTTTCTTTCATAATTTATATACTTAAATGGTTTAACTTTTCTTTTAATCTTTTCATATGTTTACAAGGTGAATAAGAACGAAATTGTCTTGCTGGACATTCACAATCATCAATCTTGTAATCGGTTACCCTTACTTGGTAGTAAGATAACTTACCTGTCTTTTTATTTCGAGAACCCATTTCTCTATAATACCAACTATTTGTCATAACCAATAAAATTAAGAGTTACAGGTGGAACTAATCCTTTTTTAACATAGTAAGGATACTCTTCATTCAACCAATAGTTTTGAACGTTATGTAATTCATTTAAACAATCTTCCCATAATTCACCAAGGGTATATCCATCACCATATTTGATACCACCACAAAGAACCATTAGTTCATTTAAGGTTTCAAAATCATCATTCTGTTCAGCTTTGTTTATTTGGGTTTCAATTTCTATCTTCATGAAGTTAGCAACATAATCATTGTACTCATACATTTCTTTACTCCAAGGTTTTGTTATTTTAGGTATTTTCATATTTTAAAGGTTTATTTCTTTCATTATATCGTTAAGAATATTATTAAATATCATATCTGTTTTCTTTTTTTCTTGATATTTTTTCTTATTGATTATAGAATTTTGTTTCTTGATTATTGTATTAAGAGCAGAAATTACATCATTTTTAGTATCACCAATCATACCAACTAACCACTTAGTTCCATCAATATTTAAAGTATCACCCAAGTTTCTTTCCCACTTAGATAACATATACTGAACTCCGTATAACTCAGTTTTACTCTCATTCATTCTTACTAATCCGATGTGTGTTTCTTTTATCATTTTTAAGGTTTTAATCGTGGTTAAACTCCCACTCAATTACAGTACTAATATACGAAAAATATTTGAATTGACCAAATATTTTAACACTTTTTTTTAAAATTGGCCGTCATCTTCAAATGATACCAATTCTGGTTCAGAATACTTGTATGTTACTGATAAAGTTGGGTTGAATATTGTTTGATATCCACTTTGATTATAAACACTATTAGTAAAGTTACTAATAACTGTATCTATAAAATCTTTTAGAAGATAAGTTCCATCTGAAGAACCAAATCCTTGGTCTTCATCCCAATCGTTAGTCCATTCTTCAGCTATCTGCACTGAAATATCAACTAATTCAGAGAATTGAATTTGTTCATCATTAATCATTTGTTTGAAAGAATCAATACCAAGGGCTCTTGATACGATATTGGAAGGGTTTACTAAGTAATTCATTCGTTTAACTTTTAAGTGTTATTAATTATTTACATAGTAAATATACGAAAAATAAACGAGAAAACCTAATTTTTTAACACTTTTTTTTAAGAAATTTTAGCAGAACCCACATCGATTGGTTCTCTTTTCATATGGTTACCTGATGCAAAGTTTGCACCTTCTTTGATATAACCAGTTAAAAACGCTCTTCTGAATCGTTTTGAAGTATTTGGTTCTGAACCATGTACTACATTTGAATGTAATAATGCAACCTGTCCTTTTCTAAGATATCCATCTATATGTGTAAAGTTATGGTCATTGGGTAATATACATGGTTTACCTCTCTCATTCCTCCAATTCTTTGGATTGGAACCAGCTCTTTCTTCATCTATTTCTATTGGTAATCTACCTAACTTATGTGAACCTTCTAAATACCAAACAGAACCATTATTGGGGTCGTGGTTATCAAAAGCAAGAGAAATGTTTACAATTTCATTTGTATTACATTGTGTATAAAATATATTTTGATGTTGGTCTCTTCCTAATTGACCTGGTGGTTTAAAGTATGCCCAAGATTGTACTGCAAATATTTTAGATTCCATTACAAATTCACAAGCTTCTATAATTTTAGGATGTTTCATCAATTCATATAACTTAGAAGATTGTTTATGTGGATGCATAAATGGGTCATATTCTCCCCATTGTTTTTCAGTATCATTAGTTTGTCGTTGAATTCTGATTCGTTCTAACTCCTCAGCATATGAATCTACTTCACTCTCGGTTAGTAGATTTAAAATAGATACTCCTTTGTATCTCCAGTCAAATTGTAGTTGTTGTTTTTCTTCTTGTGATAAATAACTCATATAACATATTTTACTTTGTATATGTATATATATTAACTTTTATAAAATTGTAATAAATTTGGTAAATATAATTTTAATGTAGGTATCAAATGAGATACTAGTTTTATTGATATTCTATTTGATTCAGATACAGCTTTATCTGTAATATTACCGACTGAATCATATTGTGTTTCCATTGGGCCTTTTATTCTCCATTTTAATTCAACAATAGTATATAAAGAATTAGTTATAAACCTATTTCTATCTCTTTTGGAAATCTCATATATAGGAGAACCTTTATCGTTAGTTTTTTGAATAAAATATCTTTTAACAAATCCTCTACGATAATCCACATCTTTTAAGACTGGCAAATACGCAATAATACTAATCTCCTTTGGAGTTTTTTTTATAATTTGGCTATATCTTTTAAAATTTGAATCCATTATTTCTCACTTCCTATCATTCTCATTTCTGTTTTAACATCAGTCATCCATTGATTTCCACTAATAGAATGTCCTACCTTCATAACTTGAAAAAAGTTAGGGTAACCATACTTATCAGGTATTCCCTCAAATCTAACTTTATCACCAACTTTAAATCCACTAACACCATGTACTGTAAAATCTACTTGAGCTAATCCAAGTGGTGGATTTTGGACATTGTTATCAGATTTTGGTTGTTCTCCACTTACAGCTGCTGATTTTAAACCTCTATCGATTAGTTCTACCGATTTTAAGGCAGTTGGGTCATTCCATGTACCAATACAAAGTAATGTTTCAATAGCTTCTTTTACGTTTTCAGTTGTTCCATCTTTACCAACACCACTTAAAACTTGTTTTCTATCTTGATATCTTGAAAACAATCCAGCTCTCTGTGCAAATACTTCAAAAGCTTTTGCTTTAGCTGTTTCTTCTTCGGTTGGTTCACTTTCTTCATCAGAGGTATCTGTACTATCAGATTCACTCTCTTGACCATCAAGTTGTTGTCTCATCAATATAGTTCCCACTCGGTCTACCGATGTTTCATCGAAAACAGAACCAAACATAATAGGTTGACTATCTCCTGAAGCATCTTTCTTATTTTTACTCATTTTTTTAATCATGATAGAACTCATCATAGCTCCTTGAACACTCATGTTAAAATTAACCGATGTAAATGGTGATTCTGTACCTCTCGTTTGGAAAGTTGCCATATCCTCATCATCTGGTTCGGTTTTTCCTGTAAAGTTAAAATCTACTACTCTTAGTTCAGCTGGGCCGTTAGGGTCATCTGTTTTTGGTTGTTCCATTATCTGAAAATCCCATAATGAATTACATCCACTACTCAAACCATTTAACATTTCATATAAAACATCTCGTGTGTTAAAGTTTGGTTTATTTAGACATTCTACAAAGAAATCATAGTTTATATATAAATCTTTTAACCATCCCCAAAATCCTCGTTTTTCGGTTAATGGTAAAACAGTATCATCACAATCGTGTGTTATTATAGTTTCATCTAAATCATATAAACATGGAAATGCAAAAGGAACTGGTCTTGATTGACCTGTTGCTGGGTCATTTGCTGAACCGTTTAATTCTGCTCTTTCATCTCCACTTGGGGCCTCTTCAACTAATGGATGTAAATTAGCTATATTATCATTATTATTTAAATCATCATAATTAATATATTTAATTTCTTCACCAGGTTCACCAAATAAAGATTTTTTTAGAGAAAAGTTAGGTGCTGTTGTATTTGGTATATATAAAGTAGATTTATCAGTACTCCACATATGTGGAAATGCTTTTATTGGAGTATCTTTAATATTAATAGTTAAATTTTTTGTATCCAAATTTGGACAATCAGATGGTTGTGATTCTAAATCTATGATAAAATCATTTAATATTTCAACAGCTAATTCAAATCTAATAAATCTTTCCTTATCAAATATTTCTACATTCGTTGGAATTTTAACAGAATCCCCACCCTTATTAGTAATAGTTGTTCCTTTTTGTAAAGCTTCAGATAATGTATCTCTTGCAACCTCATCAAAGTTTACATAGTTTCCTTCATAGGCCCAATTATTTCCATTTTTATCATTATTACTACTCCATTTTTTTATAACACTAGATTGTTTAAACTTAGGTAAAGAATTAAACATCTGTTTGAATAGTTGCTGACCAGGTGTACTCTTTCCTACATTTTCTGGTGGGAATGGGTCTTCTTGTCCATCACCTGCAGAATCAGTTGAATTACCTCCTCGATGTGTTTGCATATATTCAGCGGCTATACCAGCTCCTGATATTTTTACTTTTAATTCGTATGATTCTCCATCTGCAAATGATACACCACCACCAACTACTATACCTAAAGTTGCATCGTATTGATACTTAGATAATTTTCTTTTTTCTCTAATAACGTTCCAATTATCATAAGCTGCTATTTGACATGGGTCAATAGCACCACCTCCTCCAATTCTCTGATTATATGAATCTGCTACATTCCAACCACATTCTAGTAAAATATGAAATCCTGGTTCAAGAAGGAATTTTTGTATTTTGTTCATTTGTTCTTTTGTAAAACACTTAACAGTAAATTCTGATTGTTTTAAAGAACCTCTAGCCATTTCATTTATACTCACACCTGTAATGATAGGAGAAGGTCTTAGACCCCTCCCTATACCATCTATTTCAACTGGAGTTGTCATATCTAAAGCGTAACCCAACATACCTGGTTTTTCATTATTACCATATACAGAATCAAAGTTTTGACCTCCATGTATAGATTGCATTACCAAACCGTTAGTATCACCAACTTCAACTGATGATATAACTCGTATCCATGATGTTAATCCACTTACACCACCTTGTTGATATACGTTTGTAGTTTGAGCTGCTCTATTATATAGAACGTCTTTTAATTCAGGATATATATTTGAGTATTTTGGAAAAAACATAAACTATAATTTTCTAAAATCATTAACAATCTTACTGTAATTTACAGGTATTCTAAGTGTAGTACCATCTGGCATCGCGAATGTAACATCATGTAAATTGTTAGCAGTTGCTATTATCCACCATAATGAAGAATCACCATAATATTCATTAGCTAATGAATCCAGTCTATCACCCGTTTGAGTTACTATATAAATATCTTTATCAGACAAAGGGATGTTGGGATATAAACGGCTTCTAAAAACTCGTCTACCATCCTTTAATTTCTGTATTTTATTATTATCGTATCTACTGTTCGCCATAATGTTTTATTTTAACCAAATATATCTGAATATTGAGAATTTTCAGCTATTCTTTGTTCTTCATCTGCCTTATTTCTACCAGGCCAATAATCATAACTTAATGAATGAGAACCACCTGGTCCATCATCAAACCCTACCATTTTTTGAGTTCGTGGAGTTCCATAAAAAGTATAGTTTCTCATATATGAATAAGCATTTTCTTTTTCTTTCTTAATACTTGAAATATCTATTTCAAAATCGTTAGCTATTGACTTACCCAAATAAATAAGGTTAGGGTCAATTCCTTTTCCTTTTACTTCTTTTAATCGTTCTTTAATGGTGGCTGCTCTTTTTGATTTGTAAGCTGCAATAGCTTCTTCTTTTAATTGTTCAGGTGTTTTTTCAGCTCCACCATCAAGATTTTGAGTACCACTACCACCTTCTTCTTTTTCTGGTGTACTAGTAGTTTCTCCTGTTTTAGGATTTACAGTTACTTTTACTTGTGCACCATCACCTGTCTGTGATTGTTCATTAGCTCCATCACCAGAAGGAGAAGTTTTTTCTTTTATCTCTTCAATAGCCTCATCTGATTTTTCATAACTATATAATGATAGTTCACTTCCTGGCATTTCAACAAACTTGATTGTCAAGGAAGCATTTATAAACTTTGGTAATAAGATTCCAGATGATTGACTTTCCCATGTACCATTATCTGGAAAAGTATATGTTAAGGATTCTATAAATCCTATTTTACCATTATACAAATCACCTAATCTAAATTTTATGAATGGTGGATTTGAAATACCATTTACAATGGTTGGATATGTTTTTTTAGTTAAAGCTGTAATTTTTTCCCAATTATTAGTTAACTCACCTTGATTAGTACAATAAATATCAAAAGAAAAAGTTAATGCTCTTTCAACTCCATCGTAAGTGTAATAGTTGTAAGGATTACCTACAAACTTATTACCTGCCCATGATGGTGTAGATGTTTCAGATAAACCTGAGATAATACATTTGAAAAATATAGCTTTACTGGCATCTAGTCCTGATATCCAAAATGGTATTATATCATATTGTTCCATTTTAGATTTTTCTACTTCAGTTCCACCAGCATCAATATATTTTCCATTACTATCAGCAAGTGAAGTTCCTCCAAATATTTTACTTATATCATCCCATCCTTGTTTAAATCTTTCGTTATCAGTAAATTTTTTATCTGGTGAATAACCAGGTACATTTTTTATAACATCCTTACCTGTTTTATATGTAAATGCATTTTCAGATTTTCCAAACTTACCATCGGAATTAGTTCTATCTAAACCATAAATTGGTGATACTAAACTAAAATCAAGTTGTTCTTTACTTTTATTTGCAAAAGGAAGATGTGTATCTGCACCCATTTCTCCACCCTCATCAAATATATTACGAGAAGCTGCTCTTGATGTATCTTTTAATACCTGAGAATATGTGTTATCATTATGATATTCTAAGTTTTTATTATTGTTATCACCAATAGCATCACCTATGGTTCCTGGACTTCCAAATAAAGCTCCTCTGAGTTTATCTTTGGCCATTCCTATTCCACCACCAACTGCTTGTTTTACTATTGTAGATGGATTCCCACCTGATTGTTTTAGAAGTTTTCCAAGTTCGGTACCATTCTTACCATAAGAAGCTAATGTTATAGGTTCAGATGATAAGTTTTCTGAAAAGGTAATTGAACCTTTTTTCGAACCATCTAATTTTATTACCCTTGATGGTAATGTTGTTTCAGGTATACCTAATACACTATTTACAGCATCTCTAGCTTTACCAATTACTTTATTAAGACCTAATCCACCAGTAGCTCCTTCTACAATACCAGCAGTCATATCCTCCTTATCAGGAGTTGTTCTTTGTGCTATACGAACTGCTTGATTACCATATATCAATGGATTATTTATATCAACAAGGGATGCTTTTCTAATACCATTCAATTCTTGTTGAACAAAATTAGTTACATCTTGTTTAAATCCACCTTTAGATTCATTAGCAGCTGAATTAACTGCCTTATCTTGAGGAGATTCTTTAAATAGTTCTAATATAGTTGGCATATATCTTTTTCCCTTTATGAATTACTTCTTACAAATTGATTAAACCTACCTAATGCTTTATCCATCTTACCACCACTTGTTCTAGCAACAGCTTCTCCATCCATATTAATTATAGCACCTGCGGCAACTGTATCAATTAATACATCTAACTTTTTAAGTAATTTTTCATTATGTTTTTCTTCAGATTCACCTGTTATATTATCAAATATACCTCCAATTGCTGAACCAATGGATGATGCGGCATCTTGTAGTGGGTTAGGCATATTGAATAAACCTTCTGCTTTTTCAGCTACACCACCAAATAACCCACTCGGGTCTTTTGTTGCAAGAATAGTATCTTTTGGGTTTGTAGTTATTACTTTACCATTTTGTACAATACCATCATCTATCGAACCACCATCTGATACAGCACTCTGTGCCTCGGAAGCATCTGATGGTTCAACCCCAATTAACTTTTTGGCCCAATTAGGTAAGAATCCTGTGATTTTTTCTTTTATTTTAGAACCTATACTTTTAAATATACCAACAAATGAATCACCTAAACTACTAAAGAAATCACCTAAACTACTAACCGCAAGCATGAACTTTTCAGATAACCATTCACCTAATCCACCAAATACAGATTTAAATCCTTCCCATAAGATACCTGGAATACTTGTAAATACATTCAAGAATGATTCTCCAATGGATAGTAAGGCATCACCAATTCCAATATCACCCGAAAGTACTCCTTTTATAGTTTTAAATACATTTCCTATATGATTTACTATATTAGCAATTACCTTAAATACTACACCAATAGTACCAGCTACTATTTTTCCAATAAAACCAAATATTTTTGCTACTGGTTGCATGATTTTACCTATTACATTAAATACTACACCAATAGTACCAGCTACTATCTTTCCAATAAAACTAAATACTGATTGTAATGTTTTTATAAAACCACCACTTTCACCACCACCAGAAAATATTGATGCAAATGCATCTTTGATGGGTTTAAATGCTTCTCCAATTGATGAAAATATATTTGAAAATGTTTCTTTAATAGAACCAAAAGATTTTTTTATAGATTCAATAGGTCCTTTAATAGTTTCACCCAATCCTTTAAATGGATTGATTCCTGAGAATACTTCAGTTAGTATATCTTTTGTTTTTGTCCAAAGATTTGTAAAGAAGGCTGCAACTGATGGAAACATTTGAAAGAGTGATTCAATAAGAACTATCGGAACTGCTTTTATAGTTCGTATAATACCTATTCCAACATCTTTTAGTCCATCGAATATCATACCCATATCGAAACTTGCTATACCTTTAAAGATATTCATCAAACCACCCGCAATACCCGCTACCGCTTTTATTCCATTGGCCATCATATTAATAGGAGCAACAATAAAGATAGAAAGTATTCTTCCTATGGTTTCGAGAATTTTAGAAAAACCAAATGCAGCTGAACCCTTACCAAATGCCGAACTTATAGCATCTTGTATTGTTTTGAAAGCACTACCTATACCTTTAAAGGCTGCCATTATAGGTGAGATAAATCCTTTAAATAAAGGTTTAAGACCTGAAATTAATTTCATAAAACCAGTTGCTAATGGTAATAGTTGAGATGCTAAAGCCAATCCTTGTTGTTTTAATTGATTGGTCATTACTTCAGTAGCTTCAACATTTTTGTTTTCTATCTGTTGTTTTTTCAGAGCTGCTTTTGCTTCTTCCTTGGTCATTTTTGAAATATCAGTACCCTTTTTCATAAGAGCATCCATAGCTTTTTGCTCTTCAGCATTTAATTTACCAAGTTTTTGTTTTATCCTTTGTTGATTAATTAAATCACCAATAGGCATTCCTGCTGCTTTGGCCAATGCCTCTTGTTCATAAACATTTAACTTACTTAAATCACCTAATTTACTTGCTTGTTTAAGAACTTCTTGTTGAGCCCCAACCATATCTCCTTGAGCGGCTAAACCTCTAGCTCTACTTAGATTTAAGTTGGTACCTAAAATAGCACTTGCTTCTAGTTCTGCATTTATACTACTTTCAAAATCTAATAAACTACCAGCAACTTGACCTGCTTGTTTTAATGAAGTACCAAATTTAGCGGCTTGTATTGCTGCTTTCTGTAATTGAGCTGGTGTTCCTTTGAAGTACTTTGTTATTTCTTCAGAACTATCAGCCATATCCTTCAGAACTGCGTTAGGTGATACATCTGCTAACTCTGCCATTTTGGCAACATTAGTAGTCATCATCTGAGCTTGTTCTTCAGTTAATCCATTTAAGTTTTGAAATAGTTTATTAGTACCTGCAATATTTTCCATACCAATACCCATTGATAAGGATAACTTAACTGCATTTTCAAGAGTATCAGCTGATAGTTTTTCAACACTACCAAATTCTTTAACCATTTGACCAGCTAATTTAGCACCTTCTTCCAATGAACCAGATAGGTGCATTGTTTTCATACCAATATTAGTAGCTGTTTGTTCCAACCCATCCATTTGTCCTTTTACAAGACCTGTTTCACTTCGGAAGGCCTTCATACCAGCTTCCATTTGTTTTAAAGCAAAGAATGCTGCTCCAAGAGCGGCAACAATAAGTAAGATTACAGCTTGTGGGCCCATAAATGCACTTACCAGCATTGAACCAGCTTTTGCTCCCGCGGCACCAAGAGCTTTCATACTACCCATACCACTTCTCAATCCAGCAGCATAAGTTGATGTAAATTTTTTAGCGGCTTTTCCAACTTTATTCTTGAGTGCATCACCCATCTTAGTAGCCACTTTTCCAAATGAATTTCCAATTATGGGTATATTTGAAGTAAATCCAGTAGCTTTATCTATCAGTTCATCAAATCTTCCTTTTAAGCCTTGTGATTTTTCATCAACTCTTTCAATAGCAGCTTGTTGATTTCCATATACATCTAATAATAAGTTTTGTTGTTCTAATGATTTAATAGCAGCCGCAGTTCCTGCCTTAGTAAACTTATTACTACCTTGTTGTAATTTATGTTCACCGTTTTTAAGTTTATTTATTTCAGATTGATTACTAACAATCTTTTTTTGAATTGAAGTTGAATCGTTTAACGAATTCGCACTTTGTTGGAGGCCTTTGATGTAGTCTTTTGTAGAATCCTTTAAAGCCTTTTTTGAGTTTAGTATTTTTTGAAGTTGAGCCTGTAAAGCACCAACAGAACTCGCTGATATCTTCAACGATTCTTGGTATTCTTTTTCTAATTTTAAATCTTCTTTACTGGCCATTTAAAAGTTCCTATTACTTCATGTTTAAAATTCTTTTGTATTCTGATGGAATCTCTTCTCCATTTTGTTTCATTCTCTCTACTTCTTTTTTAAGATTATTCAAAGCATTATCTAAGTTGTTTGTTATCTTATTTAACTTTTTATCTCTTTTCAATTGACGTGTGAGAACTTTACCAAAAATATAATCCACCAACCCTTCGTTCATGTTATGCTTTTTAGCTAAAGCACTAGAAATCTTTTTTGATTGTTTTTCTGTAAGTTTCATAATATTATTCCTTATTTGTACTACTATAAATATAAGTCAAAAAAAAAGTGAGGAATTATTTCCTCACTCTTACATTTGGTCCTCTAGTAGAGGAACTTGATTGTCTATTACTTTCAGCGTTTTTCTTTTCAGCTTCTTTTGCATCAACAAGTTGTTTATAGTAAAAGTTTCTGAGATGCACAGGTAATCTATATACTCCTTCTTGAGTAAATCCATTACCATAATAACACAATTCAAAAATCTGTTTATGAAGTTGAACTGAGTAATTACTCGGAAGGCCAAAAAAACCCGACACCCATTGGGATGGGCTTTACCTCCTTTTCACCCGTTTCTGGATTATCAAATTCAAATTCCATGTTTACATCGGGTTGTAGTTTTGAAATTTCTTTTCTAAACGCTCTTGTATCTCTAGTAAGAAACTGAGTGTTTATGAATTTGGTAATAGTTTGGGTAGATTCTTCTCCATCAATAGAAAGAATCATATATCTATATCGTGTAGTTAATTCAGATGAAGTATCTTTTCCTGCTTTTTTGTTCAATCTACTAAGTGCTCTTACATCAGCATCTATTTTTTTCTCATCTCCATGAGTTAGTAACTTGAATTCTAATTCTTTACCAGTTGATGTTTTAAACTTATACTTATTTTCTGGTGATAGAATATCAAAATCTACTTCTTTTGTTTGTACTTTCCCCAAATCAACAGATGTTTCAATATCATCTCCATATTCATCGGTTATTTGTACAACATATTCAGGTCCATAACCTAAAATACGAGCCGCTAACATTATAGCATTTTTATCCCCTATAAGAATGTCATCTACGTTTACCTTCTTATCTACTATAATCGACTCAAATAACTTATCAAGAACCACCCCCTTTCGTATGAGATTCTGTGAAGCAAGAATTTCTTCTTCTTTCGCAGTCATGTATTTTATTTCTATTTCTCCAGATGATAGGGGATTATCTTCTGGATAACATTTACCTTGTGATGGTAGTGATATCACTTCGGTAGGAAAATCGTAATTTGCCATATAACTTTATTTTAATTGTTCGTATATAAATATATAAGTTTTAAAAAATTAGAAAATAAGGCACAAAAAAAGTTCTCACTAAGAGAACTTTTTTCTATAAAAATAATTTTGGAGGAATATTAGAATTCTAGGATAGCATAATCATATGATAATGTTAACTCGATTGAAGTTGGTTCATTTGATGACCAATCTAAACTACCGAAGTTTGCTGATTGGATAAATGCACCTTTAAGAGTCCATTGTTCAATCTTATCACCAACAGGTCCTAATAGATAACATTGGATATCTTTCTTATAGAAATCCGCATATCCATCTCTACCTGTAATTGATTCGTGAGAAGTTCTTACCCACTCCATAACTGCCTGTGCACCTGATGGTACAATTGGGTCATAAAGTGTCATGGTAACATCAGCCCAGTCACCTTTTCCTTTAAGTTTTCTTTTAACGTTGATGTGGTCCAAGGTAACAGTTTCAAATGAAATTGTTGGTCTTGTAGCTACTTTTATAAGATATGAAGGAATACCATCTATTTCCATGATGAACCTGTTTTGCATCTTTGGTTCAAAGTTGGTATAAAACATATCATTAAATTCTAATACTTCTGCCATTTTGTTTTCTCCTAATTTATTCTACTATAAATATAGTTCTTTTTTATTTTTAATTAATTATGCCGAGAACGAAGCTCCAGTTGGTAAGATGTTGAAATCTAACACGATGAATTCAGCAGTTTTCGTTGGTTGTAGGAAAATCTGTCCAGCCAATATGTTTCTGTCGATTACATCAGGTGTGTTGTTTGATTCATCCATCACCACTCTAAATGCATAAAGTCCTTGTCTTTGTTGTATTCCCTCTAAATAAGGGTTTACAGTATTTAAGAATCTACCTCTTGTTTGAGCCGTATTCTGTTCAAATACTAAATATCTTGATGTAGAAGCAATGTACTTCTTAACCTTAATCATTAATCTTCTTACATTAATTCTATCAAGTGCAGATGCTCTATCTTGTAAAGTTTTCTGTCCAAATGCAACAATACCTTCACCAGGGAAAGCAGCGATTGGATTAACTTTTCCTTCATATAGAGTATCTCGTTCCGCATGTGTTAATCTGTTTAATACAGAAACAGCACCTACGATACCACCTCTGTTTAAACCTGCTGGTGCAAACCACTCAGCGGCGATTGCATCATTTCCAGCATATATTCCAGGCATCAATACTGATGGTGGAACAGATGTTAATCTATTCGTTCTTGAATCGATTGTTTTAACCCATGGGTAGTATGTACCTACATAGTTACTATCTAAGTTACCTGCCTGTTCAACAGCTTGTGATATACTATCAGTTGAAACTTGTCCAGTTCCACTATTGTAAGTTACACCTACAACATCACCGATAAAGAAAGCATCTTCTCTAGCTTCTACCATATCAACAATCTTATCAAATACATAAGAGTGATGTCTACGAACAATACCAGGTGCTGATACTAAGTTAATATCAAAATCATCAGGGTTAGATACAGAAGCAACTGCCTTAACATATGCAACTGAACCACTTGCTGTAGAAGTTGAACAATTAAATCCTTGTGTGTTACCACTACCAAAGTTTGCTGATGAACCAGCAAGTGCTTTTTCAGTAGTTGGAGATACACCATCAAATCCACCTTGGAATCCTAATACGAATTGTCTCTTATTAACATCCGAAGCGGCTGAACCAGTTAGTTCAAATCCAAATGCATGTGTTCCGTTATTAATATTTACGGTAGCATCGAATGCAAATACAGTATTTGCACCTGCGGTAGCACCTGTTGGTGTTGGATTTAAATAATGATTGTTATCTAGTTTAACATTGATTGTTTCTAAATCAATACCACTATATTGTACACCATTAGATGCACTATTATCTTTTGAACCAGTTGAGAATACCACTGCTGGTACCTCAGCAGGATTTCCAGCTATAATTGGATTAATGTAAGCACCATGTCCGAATGGTCCTGCTGTTATTGGGAACGAACCTTCTGGTTTACATTCAACTCTAATATACTTAGAACGATTTACATAATCACCATTTTCAGTTTGTTTACCATTAGTATCGATAACAACATTTCTATCACCAATTACTTTCTTAATATAGTTTGGTGATGCAGGGTCTAGGTTTACATTGTTAAATGTTTCTAAGATTACTGGTCTCTTATTTGTATCAGAGTATCCTCTAACTGCGATTGAGAATGTTGCATAATCAGTAGAATTATTTGAACCAGCTGCTTTTACACCGAATACTGAAATTTTAAATTCTTTGTTATAGTTTGAACCATCACCGATAGTATGGAATTTTACCAAATCATGTCTTTCACCAGAAATCAACTGCGATTTTATCCAAGGAGTGGATGCATGTTGTATATCTTGACCAAAGTCTTGTGTTGGTAAAGTTTCTAAGATTACCTTAGAACCACTTGTGAAGTAGTTTGTTTGGTTGATAGCTTCATTTTCATAATAAACATATGAATAAGCACTTTTAGAACCTCTTGCATTTTCTCCAAATACATCAGATAAATCATTACCTGCACTTGGTAGTACAGATGCTGATAGTTCTCCAAATGAACCACTAATTGAGAATGCTGATGCGGAATCCGCTGCATCTATTGATGTAGTTGGGAATCCAATACTTTCATCTCCGTTATGTGTTGCAAATAAAGAACCAATTACTTTGATTCCTCCATCTGAACCACTAACTTTAATAGCGATTGGTGAAACATGAGAATATCCTCCAATGTTTCCAACTCTTACGATAGTAACAGTTCCAGCTTCTCTTAAATAATTTTGTACGGTATATCCTGTATAGTAAGAACCATCAGGTGTACCGAATATTTCTTCAAATTCCGATTGTGTACTTACAACGGTTGGTACGAAAGCAGGTCCCTTTTTTGTAGGTCCTATTATAGCTGCTCCGATTTCTCCAATCCCTTGTGCTAAGAAAGAAAGGTCATTTTCTCTCGTAAATACACCAGGTGATACAATTTTTTCTGCCATTTTATTTTACTCCTTGTTAATTTTGTTCTGTAAACGTACTCTTATAAATATAAAATACTTTTTCTAAAGATTATTTTTCTTCTTCTTTAGTTTCAGTTTTTTGTTTTTCTTGTGGAGTTGGAATAAATACATTACTCTGTGGGTCGTAATTTCCATCACCATATTTTTTATTAAGTGTTTCAAACAAGGATTGCTCTGATTGTTGTAATTGTTGATGTTTGTTAATTAAATTAGATTCGATATTTTCGATTTCTTTAATTCTTCTATCTTTCTCAATTGTTAATTGTCCAAGTTGAGTAAATATATCAGATGCATCTTTTCTTATCTGTGCAATCTGTGAAACTTCTTCTTTTGTAAACTTAATTTCTTTTGCCATTGTTTTGTGTTTAATTGACTATTGTTTTTTGTATATATATAAATATATCGTTTTTTACAAAACGTAAATTTAATTTACATTATACAGTAAAACTAAAACTATCACTATAAGCTCCATATAATCCATGGTCTATAGCTCTTATTCTAATATAATTAGTACCAGAAGCTAAACTATGTCCATGTATTGATATTTCAGTAGTTGACCATTCATCATAACTTACGGTTGGTGAACTAAAATCAGAGTTATTATCTATTTGTACATGATATGCCGTAATACCTGTGGTACCTGATGAAGTTGGAACAGACCATTCTATTACTTTACCTTCTGAACCAGCTTTAAATTGTACTCCACTAACCTTACCAGGTGCACCTAAATCTCCACTATGAGTATTTCCACCTTTATTGTGAGTTATATATCCATTTACTAAATATGTATCTTGTTCTTCAACATCAATTGATACAATTTCTACGGTTTCGTCTACTAAACTATTTGATGTTACCGAAACTTCAGTACCATCTCCTTTTATTAATTTATCATCTACTATAATAGATGCTATCTGTTTGAATCTATATTCATCATCCGTAGAATCTTTTACCAACAACGGATGTTCAGCTGTTGCTGTTACTTCTCCATTGTTTATTGAATAATATCTTTCTGCAAATGAGTAAATTACATTTACTACCTCTACATCTTTAGCGGTGGTTTCAAGACTACTAGTATTCCACGAATAAAAATCATATGTATATTCATCATCAGATAATCCCTCTAAAGAATATCCACTTAATATATCACCTTCTTCTAAATCACCTACTTCCACAATAGTTCCATCTGCAAGTGTTACAGGTGAATCAGCAGTTAAACATAATGAAGTATTTCCATCATAAGTATCTACCGAGTAAACTGTTTTTGTTTTTGCAACGTTATAATCAGTTGCATGGTCATTGAATCCATCAGCAAATGTTACTGATAAAGTATGTGATAAAGTTGAAGATATATCCCTTTGGTTAACACTAGTGTTCCAATCTCCTTGTTGGGGATTCATTTGTCCAACTCGTATATTCAGAGTTGCATCTGTGCTATTCGAACCATATCCTCCTATATCTGTTCCTGGAGCCAATGTTATATAACCACCTGAGTTTGGACTCGAATTAAATGCTGGTGATATTGACCAAGTAAAATTACTACTTTTATTAGAAATTGAGGATGCGAATTGTGTACCTGCTCCACCAAAACCAAGAGTATAAGTTTCATCAGTATTTTCTACCACATAGGTATAACCACTAATTGAACCAACGGAATCGATTGCAAAATCTGATAACGAAATATTAGAACCTGCTTGAGCAATTCCATTGTACCTACTTCCCAATGAAACATTAGAATTTTGTGTTACTCCCGCGGCTCCTGCTAAACCATTTAAACTAAGTGTATCTCCCGATGAAAGTGTTGCCATATATACTGTTTCCTATATATTATAAATATTAAGTAAATCGTTTACCCATTTATCTTTATTAGTAAAATTGTTAATCATATATTCTTTTAACAAATTAAACCATTTATTTTTTTCTGAATATGAGGTTTCTTTTAACCTACTATAAATATGATTAAATTCTTTTTTAGATGAAGCTCTATATGGATACTCAAAATCTTTACACCAATCTTGATGTATTATTGGTAGTTTACCTCTATCTACTGCTTCAATTATACCATACCCAAACGGTTCTACTGAAAAACAAGAATGTGAAATACCCCAATCCATATTATAAAACATATTTTTAAATTTTGAATCATAATGATATATTTTATGTTTTCTTGTATCCAATTTTACACTATTTTTCCATACAGTTATAAAATCATTTGAATTAGTAAAAATAAAAGCTTTCTTATTATCTAAAAAGTGAGGATTTTTTCTACCTTCACATCTTGAAGCAAAACCTATATTGTTTGAATCAGATAATTTTAAATTATGTTTAAATTCGTAAAAGTTTTTTATATTAATATTATTATATTTTATCTTATACAATCCTATCCATATATTGTGTTTTGAATATTCTGCTATTTTTTGTTCCCATGATGAATCTATAAAAGGATGCCATCCCATCGAAGCATCTGTTACTACTTGTGATTTAATAACATCATCTACTGAATTGTGTAAAACGTTTGAATGAATTTTATCTAAATTATCATCAATAACTTTCATTGGTGTATAATGGCCATGTAATATATTAATTCTTCGGGCCCCTTTACATAGTTCTTCAAACTTTTCTATATTATCTCCATGCCAATAAGTTTCAATTGGAAATTCATAATCTTCATGTCCATTTGGTTTATTTCTATGAATTAAAAGAATTGGTTTTACATCTAATTTAGGTGCAACCAACTCCATCCATAGATTTACCCATGTATCAGTACCAGCGTTTACCCAAGGGCCACCACCAGTTGTATAATAAACATCATACATATTTTATTTTTTTACGATTATAATTCCAGCAAATGTTGTTGAGAATACAACAGTAACTCTATTTGAAGAGTTTGTAGTAATTGAAACTGGTACTTCTTGTTGAGATGTAGCAGTATTCCAAGCTTGTACTATTGGATATTGTTCACTTAAATTGTGGTCTACTGCATATGAAGATGCTCCACTTACAGTTTCTTTATGTGTTGTTAAATCTGTAATTTGTGTTGAACCACTTACTATCGTATCTGCATTTAATTTTGTTTTTACTCTTGCATCTGTATAATAAAGATTTGTTGAACCTTCGGTTATTTCATCTGTATTATCTTGTGATTGTGCTTTAGAATCTACATATGCTTTTACAGATTGTTGAGTTGGTACTTTAGTTGCTGAATTGGATGCGAAGTTATCTTCATCAACCGATACTAAGTTTAATATCTGTTGTGAACCACTAACTACTGTTTTTGTATTTAATCTAGTATCTACTCTAGCATTTGTGAAAAATACATTAGTAGCTCCTTCTGTAATATCATCACTATCACCATCTAATTC